ATTTCAATACATTCAAAAAATTTAAATAATAATGAAATAATATTTCTTGATAAAAAATCAAACATATTTTATAAAAATAATAATTTATTAAATACTGATTGTGGTTCTTATTATAAATACAAAAAATGTATATTATTAAATAATAAAATTTATATAACAATTAATAATAATGCTCATGCTGACAGTCATAAAATTTATTTTGATTACGATTTAATTGCTTTTTATGACAAAAGTATAATTTTTACAAATAAGCCAGAACATAATAAAGATAATTATTTTATAAGATCAATAATTAATGATAATATGTATAATGAATCAGATAATATAACATCATTTTTTAAGGATGAATATGCTAATTATATTTTAATAAATAATTATAAATTTAATTTTGATATAATAAAAGATAAAATACAAGTATATGATTTAAATAATACAAATAAATCAAAAAATATTTTTATAAGATCAATCTATTTATATCAAAAAAATAATAGTATTATAAATCTATTTTTAGATATTAATAATAATTTATTTGATATTGATGAAGTATTTTTTTCTTCATCTTCATTTAATAATATTGATAATAGTATTTTTATAAATAAATTAGAAACTTATTTTCATATTTATGATAATTCAAATAATAAATTTTACGAAGAGTACAATGTTTTTTTAAATAATATTCAAATTCCAAATAATTTATTTATTAATGAAAATACTGATAATGTTTATTTTTCAAATTATATTGATTATCTGAAATATATTAATTGTGGTCTCTCTTATATTTTAGATCACATTAATAATTTTGATAAAAATAAAATTTATTATGATTTTGAGATTATTTATTATCATTCAAATGAAGAATATGATTTATTACTTTTTTATTTTAATGAAGAAGCAACAAAAAATAATAAATTAAATATTTATTATAGTAATTCATTATTTGAAAATAATTTTTTGGAAAAAATAGATATCAAAATAAATAACAATCAAGAACAATTTTTAGAAGAAAGTGATATATCATCTATCCCAAAAATAATGCACTTTATATGGTTAGGTAATAATAAAATACCTCATATATATTTGTTATATATTGAATCATGGTTAAAAAAACATAATGATTGGACATTTGCCTTTTGGAATGATAATAATATTCCAAAATTATTTAATCAAGAATATTTTGATAAAGCTGAAACTATGGCAATGAAAGCGGATATATTAAGATATGAGTTATTATATTATTATGGAGGAGTTTATGTTGATTGTGATTTTCTTTGCTGTAAAAGTATTGATTCATTATTATATGAAGATTTAGATTTAGATTGTAATAAAATAAATGGATTTTCAGGATATGAGTCTGATGAATATATTGCAATTGGATTAATGGGTTTCAAGAAAAATGACATTATTCTATATCATATAATTAAAAATATAGCCTTTAACATAATTAAGTATGGAAATATTGAAGATATTCCATTAATAACTGGTCCAAAATATTTTACAAAAATTTGGAATTTATATAAAACTGAAAAACATATTGCATTTGAAAAAAAATATTTTTATTCATACTCTTTTCAAGATAAACAGAATAATATAAATTATAACATTAAAGATGAAAATTATGCTATTCATATGTGGGGTCATTCATGGAATGGGAATCAATTTATTAATAAAACGGATGAATATTTTATAAATAATTTATATTTATCTGGAAAAATAAAATCACTTTTGGCTATTAATAATAAGATTATTAATTTGAATGATTATTTAAGAAATCAAATCTTTTTTAAACCAAACTATGCTAATTATCAAAATAAAATTAAAATTGTAAATATTATTGGAATTTTTTTTACAGGAGGTATTGAAAGATTTATGAGTTATATTGATAAATACGGTGATCATAAAAGTTATGATTATTATTTATTATTTATGAATAGCGATTTTAAGAGCGAATCCAATAATAAACAATATTATGAAATTAATAATATGAAAATGATCTCTTTTAAAAATGATTATAACATATTAAATAATTTATTAAAAATTATTAATCCCAATTATATTGTTGATCATTTATCATTTTATATCAATCACAGTGATAATACTCTAATTTATAAAAATATAAATAAACCAAATATATTTTATTTTTTACATTCAGCAATATTATATAAAAATGATATAACTCATTTTAATATCGACCATTGTATTCATTTATATGATGAAGTTGGAAAACATGAATCATGGAATTCAATTAAAAATAATTATTATATGACATTAGGTTGTGAATTAAATACAAGTATAGAAACAGTAACAAAATTAAATAATAAAAAAAAAGATAATAAAGTTAATAAAATAAAAATATCAATTGTTGGAAGAGTGACTGAAGAAAAATTGCCATTATTATTTTTTAAAAATTTAGTAGAATTATCAAATAAAACTAAATTTAAACAATCTTATGAAATAAATATTTATGGCGCAAAAGATACAGTATTTAATAAAAAATATGTAGAAGATTTTGATAAATTAATTAAAGCTTCTTCTATAAACTATCATCCATTTGTTGATCCGCAAAAAATCGATGCAATATATTTGAATACTGATCTATTATTGATTCCCTCAATATATGAAACTGGATCTTTTACATGTATAGAAGCATTTTCATATGGAATACCAGTAATAGCCCGCAATGTATATGGTTTAAAAAACATGATTGAAAATGGTGTAAGCGGTTATTTATGTGCAAGTGATGAAGAAATTATTAAAATAATTTCTAACTTAAAAAAAGATAAAATATTGGAAAATTATGAGAGGATTAAAGAGCTATCTTTAAAATATGATATTAAAGATAAAATTAGTGATTATGAAAATATTATTATAAATAGTGATAATGGTAAATTAGATTTAATAATTATAACATCAGTAATAAATTGTGTAAAAAATAAATTATCTTATTTTGAAACCCGTAGTATATTTTCAGTTAAAGAGCGCTATAAACAAACATTAAAATCGATTGAATCAATAAGAGAAAAAATGCCACAATGTAAAATATTTTTTTGTGAATGTTCTAATATGAAAGAAAATGAAAATTATGAAAGTTATGAAAAAAATATTATAGAAAAGGTTGATTATTACGCAAATTTTTATGATATTGATTCTATTAAAAAAGCTGTTAATAGTGAGTTTAAAGGCTATGGTGAAGCATGTATATTATTAAAAGCATTTGATGTTATTTCAGAACTAGAAAGTAAAGAAGAGTTATTATTAAAAAATATATTTAAATTATCGGGACGCTATTTCTTAAATGAAGATTTTAACTTAGAATTATATAATAATTTTAATAATAATTTTTGTTATTGGGATAATTCAACAGTCTCTTTATGTAGCATTTTTTATAAAATAAAGATGAACCATTTTGAATTATTTAAAGAATGCTTAGAAAAATCAATAATTGAACTTAAAAATAATGCTAGTATTGAAATGTGCCTGTATAAATATTTTAATACTAGTAACCAAATATTGGAAAAAATGAATATTAGTGGTTATTTGGCAACTGAAGGATATTTATTTAGTATTTAGGGGGTTTTTTATAAAGAATATTTTTTTTGAAGGATATACAACCTTTTATTTTTCCAAACTTAACTAAGGCTGCTTTTGGGGAAATGCTGGATCAATGCTAAAGTAAGCTACGATGCCTGTTGCATTATCCGCTTGTGCTCCGAAATTTCGGCGTGCATAAACAGTGTTACGCTGCATGAAAGACTGAGCGACGCGCTCTGCGCCATCTCCGGATGGTCCAAGGACTGCGTTGAGACAAGAGGCGTCCATGACGAAACGCGTAACGTCTTCGAGTCGCCAATTGTCCCAGACACCGTCTGTTGCAAGCACTACGCATACAATGCGCTTTTTACCCAAAAAGCTTAGAGCATCGTAGATGGGTTCTAAGTTTAAAACCTTTACCACTGGTAAGTGAGTAACCCCGTATGTCGTCAAGTGTAAGTCGCCGATCGAGCGGGAAAATGCCAATGCGTCCTGAAAACGAGCACAAGGTGGTGTTTTACCGAGCGATGCCCACTCCTTGGTTACGTTTTTGTAGTAATCGCCATCGCCAGTCAACGTTGGAGTACCATCGGCACTGACCTTAAAGACAGGTTTGTATCGTGTCTTGTCTTGACCTTGTGCGTCATAAACTACATCAAGTGCAGGTTGATTTGGATTGCCATCACGTGAACGGTAAGCCCTTAGACGCATGAATTCTTTGATTCCCTCTAGTGAGTGGGCGTCATTCAGAATCATTGTGTCCAAAGGAGCCCCATCTACTACTGCAGTTGGGGGACAATCTGGACATGCCGCATCCACAATTTGTACGAGCATTGATGGTAGGAGAACTGGAGCTTCAGTGCATAGAGCAACAGAGCTGTCTCCCACATTTGCAGTGTACAAAAGTGATCCTACCTGAGCAACGATGGTGCAAGTTGAACCACCACGGACACAAGACCATGTGAAATCTCTTGGTAGTTTTTTGACTAAATAGCCCTCTTGCTCTTCAACGATGAAGCCTTCGCCTTCCAAGTGTTCCTTAAAGGATTGCTTGATAAAGCTATTGGCTCCTACGTGAGCTTCTATGAGGCAATTGGCAACCGAAGATGGGTCCAACAAAGCCTGCCAATGTTCGGTAAAGTATTGAGTCAGGTAAGTGTTTGCTTTGTCAGCAGCCAATTTTCCATATTCTTGACCATGGCCGTCCAACATCCCCAGGATTAACACGGGATGTCCCTGGTAGTCAGGAAAGACAACTTTCGAATCCCATATATAACAGGCATCTTGGTTCTCTCTTCCGCCACCAATATCTGTCTCAACCCCATATTGCCTTCGCAAATATGGCTGTGCCTCGGCGGCCATAGTGGCTAATGCCGCTTGGTAACCTCTTTCTTCTTCTGCCATCTTTGTTGTAGCTTTATATGTTATTTAGAAAAATAATATCTGGATATTTTACCTGTCAATTTTTATTTAGGTATCGCTGTCAATGACGGTGATACCTAAATAAAAATTAATAGTTTTCTGTAATGCAGAAACTGTCAATTATTAATTTATTCAGATAAGCCAAACGATGTTTGGCTTGTCTGAATAAATTAATAACTTGCAAAGCAAGTTGTCAATTTTTTTCTAAGTTAGCCTAAACATACTTTAGGCTAGTTTGAAAAAATTAATAGCAGCAGAGCTACTGTCAATTAATCCCCGTCATGGACTGGGATTAATTAATAACTTGCTTCGCAAGTTGTCAATTTTTATTTATTATTCGCAGTCAATGACGGCGAAGAATAAATAAAAATTAATAAAAAATCTTCGATTTTTTGTCAATTTTTTCCGAATAAGCCAAACATTGTTTGGCTTGTCTGAATAAATTAATAACGCTAGGCGCGTTGTCAATTAATCCCCGTCATGGACTGGGATTAATTAATAGTTTTCTGCTTTGCAGAAAACTGTCAATTTATTCCGAATAAGCCAAACGATGTTTGGCTTGTCTGAATAAATTAATAATCACTTCGTGATTGTCAATTTTTTTCAAGTAATCCTAATGCAAAGCAATCAATTTTTCACCTAACTATTTTTTAAATAAAATATTTACACTTTTAGAAAAATATAAATTAAATTATTATATTTTCATGAAATTAATAATATTATAAAAAATATATGTAATAATATTAAATGAAAGTTAATCATAATGAAATTTGCAAATATTACAGACAAGGAATTTATCCAAAATATGAAAAAGTCTATGCATTTGGAGATATTCATGGAGATTTTAATGCATTCATTTATGTTTTAAAAAAAGCCAATTTAATAAATAATGAATTTCATTGGATTGGCGGTGATGCACATGTTGTGCAAGTCGGTGATATTTTAGATCGTAAAATTAGAGATGGTGTGTATAGTGACGAAGATTCAGAATTTGACATTATATCCCTAATTTTACGCTTACAGTTAGAATCATATATGAGTGGTGGAGGTTTTCATCCAATTATTGGTAATCATGAGTTAATGAATATTTTAGGAATCTTTGACTATGTATCTCCTATGGGAATGCAACACTTTAAAAATGCCGAAGGTCGATTGAAATATTTTAAAATCGGTAATGATTTTTGCAAATATTTGGCATGTGCCTGGAATCCAGTTATTAAAATCGGCGATTTTGTTTTTTGCCATGGAGGGTTATCTTATAATATTACTAAAAACTATAGTATTGATGAAGTAAATTTTATTATGCGAGATACATTATATGGAAATGCCACTCATCTTGAACAAAAATATTTTTCAGAATTATTCTTGGGCGAAAATAGTATTTTATGGACACGAGTCTTTTCAGCTGATATTCCCAAACATAAAGAAATTATTGCAACAAAACATTTAGACAAACTATTAGCTGAATGGAAAGCCAAATATTTAGTTGTGGGTCATACACCCCAAGTTGGCGGTATTAGAATGCGTTTTGGAGGGAAAGTTATATGTACAGATACTGGTATGTCTGAGGCTTTTGGTAAAAAAATGCGAAAAACCGAACGTATTCATTATATATGCATAAGACAGAATTTAAATGAAAATAAAATTATTTTATTTTAACATATTATGATTATATTTATAATAGGGTAATTTATTTAATAATAAATTTTTTTTATATAAATGATAAAATTATAAATTACAATATTTAATATATATCTATATATATTAAATATGATTCAATCAAATACAATATTAGATTTATTATCAATTAATATAGAATTACCTGAAGATTTAAATTTAGAAGATATTTTAAAATTATACAATCAAAATTATTGCATTTTTTTAACATCTAAATTTTTTAAAAATAATTCTTGTATCTATTATTTAAAAAAAAATTTACTTACCTATTTTGATAAATATGATATAATCTATTTCAATTTTATGCACAAAAATATAATTAATACTATTATTAATGCAATTAATAATTTTATAAAAAATTCAAGTAATGAAGAGAAAAATAGATTTTTGGAAATAATTCCATTTTTAGATAAAATTAAACCCATTTATTTTAATGATAATTTATTTGATCCAGATATTTTATATAAAAAAATCCAATTCTCAAATCAAGAATTATTCATTATTTTTAATAATTATGTAATAAAAAAAATGGAATATAAATTGCGCACTTTTTGCCAAATTGCTGAAAAATTGGGTGCGCAAAAAATTATAATTGATTATTTTACTTCTGATAATAACCAAAAAAAAATTAATATAAGCATGGATGTTTTAAATGCCTCTTTTGGTGGCACAAATAATACTCATAATGAAGAAAATGAATCAATTAAAATAGTCTTTGAATATCCAAATAATCATTCCGACATAAATTTAAATAAATTTTATATTATTAATTCGATTTTAAATGAAAAAGAATTTTTAATAACCAAAGAAGAATTTGAGAGTGACCTTGAACTTAAATTTTTAATTGACGCACGTTGTTTAAACTTTATTCAAAAATATCATACAAACTTTATTATAAATCATTTTAATAAAATAGAACAAAAAATATTTTTAAAAGCACAATCTTATGGATTAAATATTGGAAATATGAATTTTAATAATAATAGCGTAAAATTTAGTATAGTTATTGAATTTTTACATATTTATGATAATTTAGAAATTATTGATGGAACAAATATTCATATTATGAGAGAAGGTTTTAATTATTTAAGTAAAATTATTCAAAAAGATAATCAATATATTAAATTATTAAGATTTTTCGAATCTCATTTAAATGCAATACAAAAAAAATGGATTCCATATAATTATGATAAAATAGATAATATTTGTAAAATTTATCATGATATTATTAATTTGAATTATGAAGAATATGAAATAATTAATGAAATAGAACTATTTTTCATGAATAATTTAACATGGACCAATTTTAAAAAATTCAGAAATATTATTTTATTTGGTAATGATAAATATCTTGATAAAATAAATTTTATAACATTCCAATATCATGACATAATAAATAATAAAAAAAACTTACTACGAATTATTGAAAAAATAATTAATAATAATATGGAAAATTTTATTAATAATTTCGGTAAAAAACGAACAATTATTATTGATAGTTTGGATAATTTATCTGATTCATTAGATGAAAGCAATAGTGGATCCCATGTACGATTCAATATGATTGAAATAACTTCTGTTAAAGAAGATTATTTAGACGAAATATTAATTTTATTAAATAAATATAAAAATGAGATTAAAGAATTATTATATAATTGTTATAAAGAATCATTCAAATTTAATGGAGGTATGACAGACAATATTTCCAAAATTGAATTATTGAATAATACTATTAAAAATATATTAAACTATTATTTCGATAATGAATTTAAAAATATTGAAATAAATTTTGAGAATATAGATTTAAAAAATCGTATTTTATATGATTTAATAGATAAAATATCAACTGAAATAATAAAATCCCATGGAAATAATGTTAATGAATATTCTCCTAATATTAACGATTTTAATACTAAAGAGAAAATTTCATTATTAGAAAGAGTTCAAAAAATATTCTTAAAATTTATTATAAAATATTTTGATTATGAAAATAGTATTGATTTAATAATTAATAAGTTACATATTGATAAAAGAAAAATTGAATATAATATGTTATCAACTGACTTATTGATAAATTATTTAAATGAATATGCGTCACTGAATAAAGTTTATAAAAATTATAATAAATATAAATTATTTTATACATGGGCTGATTTTTTAGAAATTAAAAATTTTTTTTATAATCATAATATATAAATGAATAGTGTAGAAATACTTATACTTATAATATTTATTTTGATAATTATTATTTTAATAATGTATTTTACTAGAAAATATACAGTAGAAAGTTTTGGAGATTTTTCTCCTTATCCTGGAAACTGTGCCAATCATAAATTTGAAATTGAACAAAATATTGATAGAAAACGCCTAGATCAAACCATTTGGAAATGGGAGCGGCCTTTTAACTGTAATAGCTCTGGATATATTAATGCTGAACCACGTGGAATTCCTCCAATGAATCCAATTTATTCATATCCAACATTTAATTTTCATCCAGTAAATGGACCGCGAGGGATTGTTGCCTAAAAAAAGGGAACCAAGTAAAGGGAACCAAGCTTCCCTTTGACCCTCCTTTTTGTTTTTTTAACTGTTTTTTAACTGTTTTTTAACTGTTTTTTAACTGTTTTTTAACTGTTTTTGTAATTATTTTTTTTTTTTATTTTTTTTTGTTATTATTTTTTTATATTTTTTTATTAATTATATTTTTATTTTTATTTACTTT